CGCTTACTGCTAACGCAGGAGTAGCACTATCAAATGTTGCATACACTTATAATAATGCAGGTGTTCCTTACGCAATTGCTACACAACAGTCAGCGATTTATTCTGCTAATGACTCCTACAATAGTGTTTATTGCGGTCAAGGCAATGTAGTAGCATTTCTTACAACTGGATCAAATGCAAGTGCAGGTACAGAGTTTAGTATCAGTGAACTAGGTATGCCTCACGCTAATACAGGTACAGAATAAGATTTAGCTTGTGGCCAATTCAGTATTTTACTAGGGTCACAATTAGCTATTTCAAACATTCTTTTACGATTGTGTAACAACATTTCAAATTGACTGTTCCATAAATCGTATAACTCTTCAGGCGTTTTGTTATAAAGCGCCTGAATTTGTTTGACAACACTTTCATGGTGACAGTCTAAATCACTATTCTTAAAAAAATCTTTAGGCGTATATAGGTCAAGCTTTTCAAGTATTTTATAAACTTCTCTTCTACCATTAATTAAGAATGGTCTCATACCAAAAATAGGTTTCCACGTTTTTTCTGACAACTGCCATGGATCATCGTGTTCTGTTTCGCTTACTACGACTAGATAACTGTCTTGCCATACATTTAAATCACCTAAGGAACATGTATCTTCCGGTCGAGTAAATCTAACATCACTTGAATGCTTTTCTTGATCGGTTTCGCCGGTCTTGATGTCAATCTCTGGATAATGGCCTTGCTCAAAAGTTATCCATCCTCTGTCAAGCAAATTATTTTCTTTTAGTGAATCTACTAGCCACTGTCGATGAATTCTAGGTTTTCTGTTATATGCTAGATATAAGTTTTTAGGATCGTTTTTAAGCATTAATTTATTGGTGTCAATTCTTAAATTGCTATCAACGAACCAGGTTGGCAACCAAGAATGCCAATGTTCATCAGAGAATCCAACAAACGAAGAAGTATAGCCCTTTTCAGTCAAGTAATGATAAAACTCCATATTAGAATAAGTAATCCAGTAGTTTCCATCAATCGATCCTGCATACCATATTTTAACTTCTTTACTAGTACCTAAACTTTCTACCAAATCTATCAATGGCTTTGTCTTATCCCAATTTGCATTAAACCATGTTAAGTTAACTAAAACATTGTGTTGATATGTAGACTGTTCTACTATCTCTTTTTTAAGGCTGTTAAGCCATTCTCTTTCAAATATACCAAGTTCTTTTGGATCACTGGTGTAATAGATCCTATCCTGAGTATCCCCGTAGAAAATTTCATTTTCTAGATTATTAAATTCGTGAACTGTTATCATAATGATATTTATAGGGTTGTCCCCCAACACATAAATAACACTAGGAGCACATTATGGCATTTAAATTAGCACTTATTGAATTGGTAGACAGATATTGCATAGCACAAGTAAAACTCAGTATACTTGGAAACAACCAAGATGAGCTTGACTTTTATAAAGAACAGCTTAGTTCTGAATTTGATATTTCTACAGTAGAAGCAGACTTAAAAGAATTGACCGATATACATTGTAGAATTTGGGATATGGAAGATGACTTTAAGAAATGTGTAGTAGAACTGAAGTATCCATTAGAAGAAATTGGGCGAAGAGCCATTCTAATCAGAGACATAAACATAGATCGCTACGCTATCAAAAATAGGATTGCAGAAAAACTCAATGATCCTATTCGTGAGAAAAAACGATATCACAATCAAGTCATATGATGTGCAAACGTTTCTTTAGACCTAAGAACATTTAAATTATATTCAACGATGGGCTTGCACTTGTTTAAAAACTCTTGTAGCTCATCCTCTTTTAGACTAGCCAATCTTTCAGCTTCTTTAGCTATCATAAAGCATCTTTTAGAGGCATCGAGTTCATCATCATATGATTCATCAATCATTGGGCTGAATGTCTTGTATCCTAACTTTCTCAACAATCTTAATACGCCGGGTACACCTGCTATCATGAACGGGTGATTATGAAGCATAGGTTTAAATGTTTTTTCACTTATCGCCCTGCCTATTGTATTTCCACCTGCAGAAAACTCAGGGCTGCATAGTGTTTCTGTGACTATAGAAAAATAAGTATTTTCATAGTATCGTTTGTGTAAGCTATGATATACTGCCCCGTGCCAGTGTATAGTTGAATTGTCAGTATCGATATATAGTTTATCTAGCGTTTTTACAACGTTTTCATTAGACAACAATAATTGAATAGCATCTTCCGAATTAGCGCACCACTTGAGCATTTCAGGAAACATCTCATCCATCGATGGATAATCACATACACATGCATTTAGACTCACATATCCATTAGATCGAACTGATAGTGCTTCTAATAATGACACTGTTAATAGCCTGTGAGGTCTCCATAGTCCGTTCAAACATATGAATTTCTTGTCGTATGTAGTTTTGTCTAGAGTATTAGAAGCATACTCATCTTTCTTAGACAATAATTCATGCTTAGCCACTAGTTCAAATAAGCTAATAAACTCTGATTTGATTTTAGGTAAATTTAACTTTGAGCTAATAGCAACTATCTCTTTGTCTATATCCGCAGAGTTTGTCAAATATAGAATGTTAGCTGGATCTATTCCTGACGCTACAACTACATCATTGTATATGTCTTCAATGACATAATGGTACGCCTCATGCAAATGAGAAATACACAATGTAACCTCACCGCTTTTTATTCGATTATACATTTCAGGTCCGGCCAGTTTTTCTATAGGATACTGATAGAAGGCATCCCCGTTTATAAATTCTACATACCAATAATCTTTATCGTCCCAGTTTCTAACAGCAGTTCCAGGCCAGCCACCATGCTGTCTAACACTAGGTTTAGGTGCAATTGAATTGCGGTTATTGTGTGTTTCTATGTAAAAATAGGAATCTTGATTTAGTAATGACATTCGATATTTAGTAGGGACCTTGATTTTCTAAATATTTGATAAATATCATGTATACTTTCATGGTGAAGGTTTATGCAGTACCCACTGCGTAGCGACTAGAACTCGCACTAACATTAAGGAAAATCAAATGGGACGTCCTCTAAAAATAGCTAAGGCCCAAACGGTCTTATCAGTAACAAACACAACAGCAACAACCAACATAGTTACAGTGTCACAAACACTAGCTACCGTAGGTGTTATTGCAGGTATGCCTTTCGTACCAGCAACAACTACCGGTACAAACTTAGTTGCAGGCACAACATATTTCATCTTGCAAATAACAGGTGCAAGTACATTCACTGTTTCTGCAACACCTCTAAACGCTAACCCAACATATACACCAGTTACATTAACTACTGGTACAACTGCATCACAGTTGACAGTTGGATTGATTGGCACAGGCTTCAACAATCCAATTGGATCAGCTAACACATACGGTGTTGTTGGCGGAAATACAGCATTGTATGGCAAGCAAACTCTAGCACGAGTTGCTATTGGTCAAAACGGTACAGGTACATTGTATGCAACTGACACTACTGAATTCGTAACTGGTATAGGTACAGATTTAGCAAACACTTTGAGCGTTGGTTCAGGAATTCAAGTTGCAGTAGCAAACATTAACGGTAGCACAAACTACGTTGATTTAGGTTTTGCAAATACAGTACCCGGCTTAACAACTGTTGCTGTTGCTAACACACAAAATACAGGTAATATCATTGGTACTTCAGGTAATGCTGAGACATTGATTGCTAATGGTACAGTAAGATTTACTGCTAACTTAGGTGGTTTAGTATCTGGTCAAGTTTACTTTGTTAAAGCTGTTGCAAACTCAGACGCATTTACAGTGTCATTATTGCCAGGTGGAGCTGAAGTTGATTTGTCAAATGCTACAGGTACACCGGATGCACAACAAGATGTAGTTGAACTAACTGCAAATGCCGCAGTGAATGCAACTAATGCTGCATTTATATTTGCTGATGACGAAGCAGGTTATATCGTTCGTCAAAAAGGCAAGACAAAGTATTTGGTAACAGGTGGTACAACTGGTTTGACTGCACAATGCTTTACTGTTAATTCAGCCAATGCGGCACTAACAGCGAACACAATGAATATCTTGTCAACTAATGCTGCATCCGGAACTAATTTTATTAGTTCGTTGAATGATTACAACAGTGAAGGGTTCCCAGCAACTGTTGCGGCAGATTCACTATCAGCAGGTACAGTATACACTATCTATAGTGCAGGTACTACTGATTGGACAGCAGTTGGTGCATATGCTAGCATGACCGGTATTACATTCACTGCTACAGGTACAGGTACAGGTACAGGTACGGCAGTAGTGTCTACTGTTAACCCTGATGTTATTGCTACATTCAATACAGCGTATGCAGCAAATACATACGGCGGACAACCTAACCCAATCGTAGTTATTGCTAGCGCATAATCATGACAACCGGTAGAGCTATTAAGATGCCCAAGACTGAAACTGAAATAGCGGTTCTTCAAGTGCAAGTTCAAAACATCGAAAATGATATCAGTGAAATAAAAACTGATATCAAAGAGGTTACTTCCAGCATTGCAAAAAACAATGAGGAAACTCATAAGTTTCTTAAAGAGATGAAGGATGCTAGTTCAACCGCTCACAAGGCAATGTCTGACAAGATTTCAGCCTTAGAAAAGTGGCGGTGGATGATGATGGGGGCGGGAATAGTTCTCGGATCATTGGGATATGACACAATTACAAAATTGTTGTAAAACTGAAAAAGGGGCTTATTGCCCCTTTTTCGTTAATGTCATTAGTTTTTCTTGAACTATATCAAAGTTCACTGTGTTAAACAGTCCCGGATGCAATGGTTTAGGATAATGATCTTCTCTTACCCAAGCATATCCACAGTGTTCATCATTTAATACCGGCTTGAATTCTTCATCTACCGAACAAAAAAATGTATTGTAAGTAAATGTTCCATTGACAAACTTTTGAATAGGAATAAGTTTCCAATCTTTATTCCAAACTTGCATTTCTTCTGTGCATTCACGCTCAAGGCCTTCAAGTAATGTTTCATCACTTTCTATTTTTCCGCCGGGCATACTCCAACTAGGATTCTTGTCTGTACGTAACAGATAAAGATACCTAGAAGTATTTTTGCAATAAAAAAATATGCCTGCCGATGTACTCATATAATGATTTATCTGTTTTAAATCACTATAGAATAATCTCCTTGATCGTACCAACCTTCGTATGATTTCATCCAAGCTTCTTCAGCCGGAACATACCTGTACTGAACATTTGTCGTTAAGTTAGTGACGTATTCTACAGTGGTTGCTGTCAGTGCTTCAAATACTACTTCCCAAATCGTCCCGTTGTATTCTATGATATCGTTAGCCTCTGCTACTAAATTACCCCATGCAACTGTAGTAGACGTTCCACCCACACTGTCAACAATAAGATATCTTCTACCCGGTATAGGGGCAGGTAAACCTGCCCCAGGGCCTGATGTTAATGGGTTAATAACTGCATCCACTGGATCAAGTGTATTTTGAGGTAACGTATCGGGGTCGATATCGTAAATCAATATTCTATCATCCAACGGGTCTACTACAATTGTTCCTACGATTTCGGTATCCATATATGGATTCTGTAACCAAATTTGACTTATCCCGGGCTGATACGCCCCGTACATGTTTAACAATGATGTCCAATATAATGATGTATTGGGAGCATTCGGTAATGTTAGATTTTCATTTGACGGTTCAAACGTTTGGTTAGCCGGTAATAGTTGAAGCGTGTTGTTTAACAATAATACTTTATATCCATATGGTGTGATCTTCTGTCTAGTGCCTAATAACAAATCATCGTTCTGAGTATCTTGTAATGCATTTCCTTTGAAGATACTTGCGATAATCTTTTGAATGACGCCCATCTTCTTTAGTTTAGAACTTGTACTTAACCATATAGGCATGTAAAATTTCCAAGTCAAAACGTCAATGGGGTTTCCTGTTCCCTGTGGTATACTACGACTACTGAATGTTAGACCATCTTGATAGACTACACTCAATGAGGTCCAGTCTATGAAGTTATCAGTAGATTGAATCTCTAATGAAGGATTGAATAGTGTACCTAGTTGCTCTATCAACTCTAGTTTTTGATTATAGTTAGTAGTCCAAAAATCAACAGTGATTCGTAATGTGTAGGGGACAGGCATTAGTCGTTCAATAGTAAACGCTTGTCCTTGTGTAGTTTCATAAGTTTGTGTTGTAGAATTGTATGCTCGTTGACGAACTGTTGATTTGTCAACAAAAGTAGGATCTTGAGTCCTACGCTGGTCGTATTCTAATCCACTTATGTAATAAGATATCAATGGTGCGCTTGGTAGATTACTTGCACTATTCTTTGCGATGATTGTGCTAGCCTGACGACTGCTATCACCGTACATAATAGGGACACGAACTAAGATTTCATTACCTGCAGGATCTTTTCCTTTGGTAACATACCATTCGCTGAATATTTTTGCAAATTGTAGTAGGAATCTGCGTATCTGATTATCGTAAAAGTATTGTGCCATTTGTTATTCTATCGGTGGTAGTGGATCAGGTGACAATCTAAGGATTGTTGACAACGCCTGTGCTTCTGGCACAGTTGTTTGTGTTTGCTGTAGATAAATTTCGTTATCGTTATTAATAAAGCCTGACAATAATGATTTATCGTCGGCAGTGAAGCCCGTATCCGTTCTTACATTTTCTGATATTCGAATCCACATAACGCCATCCCAACGGAATAGTAACTGTGGTAAATAATCGATTCGCAAGAAATAATCACCTACCTGAGGATTTTGTGGGAACGAAATACCTGAACCAGTAGGATATCCGTTAGGAGCTTGTCCATCACCAGTTAAGTATCCGGCAGTGTATCCAAAATCTCTTGGGCTTGAACGAACTATGTATTGATATCTAGGGTCACAATCTGCACGATAGTCCATTTGCTGTGTAATATCACCTGTGAATCCGGGTAGCTCAGGGTTTTGATCTGCGGTAGCGTATGTGTTGTCAGCAGTTCCATATGGTCCTGTAATAAAACCTAGACTCTGAACTGACAATATTATATCATTAGATACTGCACCGGAACCCGAAGATGTTCTATCAGGTGCTACTTCTATAAGTTGCAAGCTAGTTTGAACAAATTTATCTAGCGCATCAACGTGATCCATATCTGCGGTCATATCCCATATGCTCTTTAAAGCTGCCTTGGGAACTCTGATGACTGGACTTGGATTCTTAAAGTTTTTGTCACGCATCATGGAAACAGTACCAGTCGTGCTACTGTTGGTTACTATAGTATTAGTAGGTGGTGCTGGCTGATATAGTTTTCCTGATAATACACCATTCTCTTGATATACTCCGTATGTCGGGACTACATATAGTTTGCTATTGTCATAACCTGATTTAGGTACAATGCGTTTAGCTTCATTAATGCTTGCATTATTGATTTGTATGTTTCTGTTATAAGTAGACAATATATCTTTGAGATTATCTGCATCACTAAGTTGCCAATAAGTTTCATTAGGTGGCATAATGCCAACTGGCACTGGTATTAATGAAGTATAGTTTTTATCTCCAAACGATATTACATAACCAGCAGGATATGTTTTAGCTGCATCCCATATACCAAGATAAGTATCCTGATTAATAGGAGCTTGTAATATCTGACTAAATTCTTGACTATCAACTAATGGCTCACATTTAATGCGCCATAAATGAGGGAACCAAGTTTGACTAAAACCCTCTGATGCATAATTTGAATCAGTAACTTGATAAAAGCGTTTTAACGCAGTTGGTATATCTTCTTTTAATGGATTATAATCTAATAAGTGAGGCAATTCTAATACATCACCAACCATTAACTTGCGACCGATAATGTCGATCATATCGTTGTAGTGTATGGTGATGAAAATAATATCATTGTTTAAGAATAGACCGAACTGACTTAAATCAAAGTCTAAGTTTTGAACATTATAATGTCCACGCAATCTATAAATATTTGGATCATATGACCTATCTCTGTTCTCAAGGAACAATAAGTCTTGTATATTATTTGGATTTAAACTATCATATTGGGGTTGGGTATAGTCTATACTAGCACCTTGGTCAGTAGGACCTAAATACTTGTGAATATACATATCCGTACCACCCACCGTGAATTGTTCAGAAATGGTTCTGTCCAAAAAACGATAGTCATTTTGTTTGTTTTCGCGGTAAAGGCTTAATCTTGGCATGTAGTATTTATCGAGAAGGCTTGACAATAAATGGGAAATCATATATAATACTCGTATTACTTTCAATTTGGAGCAAACATGGCTACTCGTAAATCTGTTAAAAAAGCTGTTGACCCCTCAGTCGTTAAGACTCTTGATCCACGAGATCCTGACACCAAGTATTTTGGTGCTGAACCTGTGTTTGTCATACAACCTGAGAATCGGGCATCTGAATTGATTCGCAGTTTTAACTGGTACAGTCGTTTCTATGGGCGTAAAGACGCAAAAGACTTGATTGTGCAGTATTTGGACCTCAGTGGCAATGCAGGTTTAGCCAAAGTTGTTCGTAAAGTTGATGAAAAAGAACTCAATCCTACTATTTGTTGGTTGGCTAGGATGACGCTACGCGGTCTTACTCTAACTGAGGATGAACACAAAAGGCTTCAGGATGAGGTCAATCGACTTGTACAAAGTGTACACTCTCCTGAAGCCAAAGTAAGTCAGACCGGTGCAAAGAAAGAAGTTGCAGTGGTCAAAGAAGTCAATCGTCCTAATGTTCAAGAAATCATGCGTGACAAAGCACGTGAGGCTGGTGGTGAGATTGAGGGACTATTTGATGATTTCATCGCATCAGGTGCACCTACAAAGCACTCACTAAAGCCAATGGATGAAGTTGCTAAAAAGAACGTGTTGCCCCAGCATATCCCTATGCTTGTTGAAACATGGAAGAAAAAGCTGAATGAATTTGAAGAATTGCAAAAAGGCACAGATGCTCAACTAGTGCAGGGCTATGCACACCTGACTAAGATTCAAGTACGTAATGTGGTCAAATTCATTGAACAGGTATTGAATGATCTGAATGCATATATCAGCGTTAAGAAAGCCGCAAAGACTCCTCGTCAACGCAAAGCAGTTCCTGTTGAGAAGCTGGTTGCAAAACTCAAGTACCTCAAGACTTTCAAAGATACTGCATCCAAACTAGACCTTACAAGTTTGCATCCGGTGAAGTTGCATGGTTCAAGTGAAGCATGGGTCTATGACACTGCCAAGCGTAAACTGCATCACTTCATTGCTGATGAATACTCTAAGACTTTTACAGTCAAAGGTAACACATTGCTTGGGTTCGATGCGGCAAACAGTGAAGTCAAAACCCTTCGTAAACCAGGTGATCAACTAAAAGAAATTATGGGTAGCAAGCCGGCCGCACGTAAATACTTCAAAGATATTAAAGCTGTTGCGACTACCCCAAATGGTCGCTTCAACGAATCTATGATTATTTTGAAAGCGTTTTAATGGATAAACTTCTAATCTGCGGCGATAGCTTTGCCGCTGATTGGACTGTTAAGGTAAAAGGAAAAGGTTGGGTCAATCTGCTTGAACAAGATTATAAAATAACGAATCTTGCTCAAGCGGGTTGTAGTGAATACAAAATCCTAAAACAATTACAGTCTGTTAATTTAGATAAGTTTGGTATGGTGCTAGTGTCACATACTAGCCCATACCGCCTTTATGTGCCTGAACATCCGGTGCACCATAAAGACAAACTACATAAAAACAGTTGTCTATTATATAGTGATGTGTTGGAACATTTACCCGATCATCCTGAATTAAAACCCGTAGTAGAATACTTTGACAAGTACTTTGATGTACAATATGCAGAGTACATGCATAATCTATTATTGCGTGATATTGAAGAATTATGTCCGGTCAAGACGCTACACATATCTCATATAGATTGGAAAAATTTACATGAGTTTGAAATTTTTGCAAACTTCAAAGAAGTATTTGCTAAACACAGAGGTTCAGTAAATCACTACACCGAAGAAGGAAATCAGATTGTATATCAGTCTGTGTCAAATCGTTTAAGAGTAATGAATGAGTAAAAAAATAATGTTAATAGCAGGAGGAAGTGACCCTGCAGGATCTGAAATAGATGGCACATGTGACAGCCCATACAATCGTCAAAATAGCTTTGGTAATTTGCTTGCAACTAAATTAGGGTATGAACCAGTTAATATTGCAGTATCAGGTTCAGCAAACGGTGGAATTGTTCGGAGCGTCCTAGATTGGTTCAATCACAACTACAATCCATATGATGATGTGTTTGTAATCGTAGGATGGGCTGATGGTATCAGAATGGAAGTCCCGTTCTATCAGAAGACTTGGTATAATCAAGAGTGGGATAAACACGTAGATTGGTACAGTCCTACAAATGATGACTACATCAGAATCAATATGGGCTACAAAGGTAACGGCTCACGAGAACAGGACTTTATCGAAGGTTATCATAGATTCATGGCCGACAACGAATTATACCTAGAGATACTAAGTGCGACCTATACATTGCAATTACAATATTTTCTCAAAATGAAGAAGGTAAAGTATTTGTTAGTCAATACATTATATATGTTCACTCAGAATGATCCTACATTGCAATGGTACAAAGATCAAATTGACCGTAATAGATTTTTAGATTTCGACAATAACAACGAACCGTTCTATTACAAATACGCTAATATGGGTTACAAGAACGCAAAAGCACAGTACTATCACCATGACGAAATTCCACATAAGCTTTATGCGGATCATCTTTACGAGTATATTACTAAAAACAATCTACACACAACTTACAAATAGAATAGGTTACAATGACACATAAAAAAATAATGCTTATTGCCGGGTGTAGCCATACCGCTGGATCTGAGATAGACGGCAGTAACGACAGTAAATATAACAGAGATCATTCTTTTGGAAATATATTAGCCGGACATATGAATTATACTCCGGTTAATATTGCAGAACCCGGATCAACAAACTCTACCATTGCTAGAAGCGTCCTACAATGGTTTAATGAAAAATATGACGCTAGTACTATGGAAGTTTTTGTTGTCATAGGATGGGCAGAAAGTACTAGGATGGAAATTCCAGTACATCGCATCTCTAATTACGGAATGCATTTTCCATTCAGTGATTATCATGCAAGTGAAGGTAAAAAATATATGAGAATTATCATGGGCTATGCTGGTGCAAATCCTGAGGAGAAGGAATTTATAGCAACCTATCATAATTTCATTGCAAAAAATTTAGAGTATCTAGAAATTCAAAACGCAAACCAAATACTCCAACTTCAATATTTTTTCAAATCCATCTCAGTAAATTATCTAATGTGTAACACCATGTGCATGTTTGAAGAAGAAAACAAGCATATAGAATTTTATTTAAATCTAATAGATCAACGGCATTATATAGGTCTCAATGACCCAAAAAATGCATTCTATTGGAAATACAAAAATCAAGGGTATGAAAATACGAAAGCAAAGTACTTTCACCATGACGAAATTCCGCATAGACTTTATGCTGAACATCTTCATAATTATATCACAGAAAAAGGACTATTATGACACAAAACATTGATTTAAACAAATACCAACAATTCGTAGAGGCTGTGACAAGCCGAGCAAGCAATGACTTGACTACATTCCATGATCGTCTGGATGATTTGGATAGTAACTATAATTCTGTTACGGGTGAGCACGGACCCGATATCAACGTTCCGTTGCTTATGACTGCTTGTTTTGGCTTAGCAGCAGAAGCCGGAGAGTTTATCGAAGTGCCCAAAAAGATTATTTTTCAAGGCAAGCCACTTGATGATGCCGCAGTCTTTCACATGAAGCGTGAACTAGGTGATGTTATGTGGTACTGGATCAATGCATGTCGGGCATTGAACATCGACCCCAATGAAGTCATTGATGAAAATGTGCGTAAATTAGAATCACGCTACCCCGGTGGCAGTTTTGATGCACACTACTCAGAGAATCGCAAAGAAGGCGATATCTAACTAAAACGGGCCACAGTGCCCGTTTTTTAATTGGTCTATAGGTGACCCACTACCTCAAAGTGTGGCTATAACCCGTCCTCATAGTGGTGCGACGGTAGACTGCGGGACCAACGCTAGATTTATGGGACTACCCGTGGATGCTTTAAACGCCTCACCTTTGTTGAGTAACGTTTCCCATATCTTAACAGTTGATAGTATGCCAGGTCATAGTAATTGCGATAGAGGGCCTGGGCTGTGTGTAGAATCCTGATGAATATACCTACACTTTAACAGCGAATACGGAAAGGTCCCTTCACGGGGTTGGTGAGACATAGACAATCCTCCACTATAATCTTTTAATTCATCATCGCCTATGTTCCTCAAGAATGTTTTTGGCTTGTAGATTTTATATCTACTCGCCATTGCCTAAGAATATCTAAACACATGTAACCAGATAAATATAAGATATTAGGAATACACAATGGTAGCCAGCATATTATCGACACCCACTAACTTAACTCTAGATGAACTAAAAGAAGCCCTCTTTAATAACATCCGATTGAGGTTAGGTGGTGATATCATCGACTTAGAATTAGATCCTCAGCATTATGAAGCCGCGTTTAATTACGCCATAAAGATATACCGACAAAGAGCACAAAATGCAACTGCGGAAACATATACACTATTCACTGTTATTAAAAATGTTGATACCTACACATTACCTAGTGAATTTATTAATGTAAGATGTTTGTATCGTAGGACAGTTGGTTTAGAAACAGGACCCGGATCTACTAGTTTTGATCCGTTCTCTAGTGCTATTCTTAATACCTATCTATTAAACTATAATGTAGCTGGCGGATTAGCAACATATGATTTTTATGCTGGTTATGTTGAATTAACCGCACGTATGTTTGGTGGTTATTTAAACTACACATTTGACCCTGTTACTAAAGTTATGCGTATCGTGCGTGACTTTAAGGGTACAGGTGAGAAGGTTCTTATATGGGCTGATGTCCAGAGATCCGTCGAGGTGTTACTACAAGACCCGGGCGCAGGTGTATGGATTGGTGACTTTACTTTAGCCGTACTAAAAGGTATCATAGGTGAAGCCCGTGAAAAATTTGCTAGCATAGCAGGCCCAGGTGGTGGTACTAGCTTAAACGGTAGTGCAATGAAGGCAGAAGCCAAAGCACTGCAGGAAGCATTGATTGACGAACTCAAACGCTATGTTGATTATTCCCAGCCCTTGACATGGATCCAAGGGTAAACTGACACTTTACTTTTTCATACTCCTGTCATATACTAAGTATCTGATAGGAGTTTCCACATGATTTTAGGAGTAACTGGCTTAATAGGAAGTGGCAAAGACACAGTAGCAGATTATCTTTGCACATTTCACGGATTCAAGCGTGTGAGTTTTGCAGCCTCATTAAAAGATGCAGTATCAAATGTGTTTGGTTGGGATAGAGAGTTACTAGAAGGCACTACTAAAACCAGCAGAGAGTGGCGAGAGCAGAAAGACGTTTGGTGGAGTACGCGGTTGAAAATGGACATTACTCCTAGATGGGTACTACAGTATTGGGGTACTGAGGTTTTAAGAAATCACTTCCACACTGATATTTGGGTTGCAAGTGTCGAAAATAAACTACGCCAAAGTACTGATAATATTGTAATTACTGATTGCCGTTTTGCAAATGAAGTTAATGCAATAAAATCTGCTGGTGGAACTACAATGCGAATAATTCGAGGGGAACAACCTGAATGGTACGATTCAGCAGTCTCATTTAATAAAGGTGAAGTTAAAAATATGAGTTGGTCTTTAAGTAAGCTTAAATTGGATAAGCTAGGTGTCCACGCTAGTGAATACTCAAGTGTAGGATTGGACTACGATCATTATATTGAAAACAACGGTACAATAGATCATTTGCATAAGAAGATCGAATCAATAATCAACTTGTAGGTCACCTCTACGCCAAGTAACCTCTGTCTTCTTAACAACCTCGATACAATTAAGACATATAGACCTTAAGTTACTTGGATTAATGTTTTCTAAATCTCCGTCAATGTGAAATACTGTTATCTGACTGGGTATCACACTATGAAAGCCGCATAAATCACATGCGGCTTTTTTCTTATACCCTCCCTTAGTCCATAGGGATCGCCGGGGTTTAAGTTTTTTCTTCTTCCTACCACACTCATCGCAAATACTACGATAATGAGTTACGCCGTCACGAACATAATTAATAGCTCGGTAATTTTTATTACACTTGTCACAAATAGGTCGAAGTATGCTCATCTTGTATTTATAAAAATTAACCTTCGAAGGTACGTTAAACCAGCCTTTTTTGATTTTTTTACTAAATAATAATATGCATTTAGGCCGTAAGCCTCAAAATTTTACATAAAGGAAAAGAAAATGGCATTAACATCACCAGGCGTAGAAGTACAAGTAATTGACCAAAGTCAGTACCTTCCAGCCGCACCCGGTTCTGTCCCGTTTGTATTGCTAGCAACAGCACAAGACAAAGTTGACCCAAATGGGGTCAGTGTTGCAACAGCTACAACAGCGGCGAACGCAAATAAACTATATCAAGTTACAAGTCAACGTGACCTCGTTACTCTTTATGGTAACCCAACATTCTATACAAGTAGTAATGGCACACCGTTGCAGGGTTATGAACTTAATGAGTATGGTCTATTAGCTGCGTACTCTTTGCTTGGAGTAACTAATCGTTGCTACGTATTGAGAGCAGACATTGATTTGGCAAGCTTAGTAGGCACCACAGGTCGTCCAGTAGGATATCCAGATAATGGTACTGTTTGGTTAAACACGACTGAATCAACTTGGGGTATATACGAATTTAACGCTGCTACAGGAAACTTTGTATTACAATCTCCTATCGTAATTACAGATTCAACTGATATGTCTGGTGGATTTCCAAATCAGGCTATTGGAAACATAGGTGATTATGCAGTTTATACAGATCCTCAAGAAGGATCTGCACCTAGTACAGTATTCCAGTATTTCTACAAAACTACAGGTAATTCCTGGGTTGTAGTAGGCGGAGCACCTTGGAAACAAGATTGGCCTACCGTTGAAGGTACTGAATCTAACCCAGTACTTGATGCAGGTGATACATTCAGCATAAACCTAGACGGTGATGTTACTGTTGCTATTACAGTACCAGACGCCGGCGGGGGAGTAGGAAATGTCGCCGGAGTCGCTACAGCAATTAATAACTTAGGTTGGACTTATCTAAGTGCATCAGTTAGAAATGGTAAATTAGTTATATTTGGAATTTATCCTGAGGGTGAAACGTCACCTCCTCGATATTTGACGATTGCAACCGGTACAGGCACTGTACTAGATGATCTAGGAATAGATGCAGGCACATATTATCAACCAGTTAGTACTTGGGCAACAGCAGCACAACAACCATTATGGCAAGCAAGTCAAACTTATTCTCGCCCTACTGGTTCAGTATGGTTAAAAGCAGGTGGTACTGGATTAAATCCAGTAGTTCAGCAATGGAGTGATATTACTGAAGATTGGGTAACAAAGGAAATCGCATTGGCAGTATCGGATGCCGCAGTTATTGCAACATTGGATCCTACAGGAGGTCAAGCTATACCTGCAGGAACAATATATGCACAATATAATTTTAATGGTTCTTCTAGAGTAACCCCAGTTGGTCTTTGGAAACGTGCAGCAACTGGCCCTACAGTAGTAACAGGTACAAATACTGCACCTGACTTCTCATCATTAGGACCTGATGCGACTGGCCCATATAATTTATATGTAAACGTATCTTCTCCTAATTCTAGTACAATGTCCAGCACAACCTACACGGTAACGATCACAGAAGGATCTGATGCTAGTGATTTTGTGATAGATTGGGCATCAGCCGGAATTCCATACACAACTGCATCAGTTACAACATCAGGTGCTATACAAATAACACACACTGAAGGTGGATGTATTTCTATCAATGATATTTTACAATCTGGTTCAAATCAAGGTAAATCTAACGGAGTGCTAGTAGAAGCTGGATTAATAGCAAGTACTACTGATAATGTAAAATATTATGATTCTATTTTAAGTACATTTACTGGAGTAACGCAATCTGCTACATCCGGTTCAGGAACTGATGCAGAAATTACAGTATTTTCTCAGTATGGTGGTTATTCTCCGTCACCAACCCCGTCAGTTGCAGGAACAGGTTATGTAGTAGGTGAAATAGTGACATTTAGTGGTGCTGATTTAGGCGGTGTGGCTGGTGCCAATAATTTAGTAATAGAAGTAACTTCGGTAAACGGCTCAGGTGGTATAACTAGTTTAACATTTGTATCTGGTGTTTCACTTGCAGTATACGGAATATTATTATCTAATTGGGCAGAATTCACTTATACTGCAAATGAAGGTGCTCCGGTAGCAAATCCTCCTAATAATCAAAATTGGTTCTACAGTGTAGTAGATCAAGTTGATATAATGGTTAATTATAATGGTGCATGGAAAGGCTACAAGAATCAAGCGTATGACTTGAACGGTTTCCCAACACCAACTGGATCAAACACAACTGACCCTGCAGGTCCTATTGTAAGTGCAACAGAACCTACAACTCAAAGTGATGGTACTGCACTAGTCTTTGGTGACTTGTGGATTAGTACAGCCGATCTAGAAAACTATCCAGTAATCTATCGTTGGCAATCTGTTAGTGGTGAAAGTCAGTGGGTATTGATTGACAATGCAGATCAAACAAATCCAACAGGTGTGTTATTTGCTGATGCACGTTGGGCAACTAACGGTACAACATCCGTAACTGATGATCCTATCCCAACAATCACTAGCTTGTTAACAAGTAACTATTTAGATATTGATGCACCCGATGATGCATTGTATCCAACAGGTATGTTGTTGTTCAACACACGCCGTTCAGGTTATAATGTTAAGCAGTTCAAAGAGAACTATTTTAGCAACGCTAACTTCCCTGGCGAGTCTTTACCAACAGAAAGAGATGCATGGGTATCAGTAAGTGGTCTACAGAGTAATGGTAGTCCGTATATGGGTCGCAAAGCTCAACGAGCTATGGTAGTTGAGGCACTTCGTGCAGCAATCGACACTAATACAGACATTCGTGACGAAGACAACTTCTTTAACTTGATGGCTGCACCTAACTATCCAGAACTACAACCTAACATGGTTGTATTGAATGCTGATCGTGGTGAGACAGGTTACATTTTAGGTGACACCCCAATGGGTCTATCTGATAGTGCAACTGACATTCAAGCGTGGGCAACTAACGCCGCAGGCGCAACAAGCACAGGTGAAGAAGGTTGTGTAACTCGTAATACATATTTAGGTCTATTCTATCCAAGTGGTATCACAAGTGATTTGAGTGGTAACTTAGTTGCTGTTCCTGCATCACATATGATGCTAAGAACATTCTTACGTAATGACACTATTGCTTATCCTTGGTTAGCAGCAGCCGGTACACGCCGCGGTATCATTGACAACGCAGCTAACATTGGTTACGTAAACAGAGACACTGGTGAATTCCAAGTGATTAAAACTCGTTTGGGTATTCGTGATGTGCTATATGTGAACTTTATTAATCCATTAGTGTTCTTTACCGGTAATGGTCTATTAAACTATGGCAATAAGACAAGCTTTAATTCTAGCTCTGCATTAGACAGAACTAACGTTGCTCGTTTAATTGCTTACATGCGTAGACAGTTGACATTAGCAGGTCGTCCGTATGTGTTCGAACCTAACGATGGCTTCACACGAGGCCAAATTGCTAACACTATTGAGTCATTATGTTTAGACCTAGTTGCAAAACGAGGTATATATGACTATCTAGTAGTTTGTGATGAAAGCAACAATACACCAGCTCGTATCGATAGAAACGAACTATGGGTTGATGTTGCGATTGAACCTGTTAAGGCAGCTGAATTCATTTATATCCCAGTGCGTATATTGAATACAGGTGAGCTATCAGGCGCATAATTTATTAAGTAGCGCCTTTTGGGGCGCTTACTAATAAAAGATAAATAATATTAACAGGAGAAATTCAAAATGGCAACAGCCTCACAATCTTTAAACAACTTCTCGGTATCTGGAGGTCAAGACCTTTCACCAGCTAACGGCACGTTGTTAATGCCAAAGTTACAATACAGATTTCGTGTATTGTTCTTTAACTTTGGTCTAACAGACGCACAAGAATTAACACGACAAGTTGTTGATTGTTCACGTCCAAATGTGTCATTCGCTAAGATTACTTTACCGGTATACAACTCAACTGTATTCATGGCAGGTAAGCACACATGGCAACCATTGACAGTCAACATTCGTGATGATGCTGCAGGTAATGTTTCAAGAGCAGTTGGTGAACAACTACAGAAACAATTAGACTTCTTGGAACAAGCCAGTGCAGCATCAGCAAGTGACTATAAGTTTAGTACATACATTGATATTCTTGATGGTGGTAATGGATTAAATGAGCCAGTTATTCTTGAAAGATGGGAACTATATGGTTGCTATCTAGAATCAGTGAACTACAACACTCTAAACTATGGTGCATCTGAAGACGTAAAAATTGCACTAACATTGCAATATGACAACGCAATTCAGTCTGAGCCATATGGTCTAGAGTCTGGGGTAGGCACAGCCGCAGGTTCATTCCCACGAGGTGGCGATGGAACCTCGACTTCCGTAGGTACCTAATACTTAACGTATGTCGTACTACGGTGATGAAGTACAAAGAACTGCCGGCTTCGGCAGTTCCATCCTTAGAGATTTTACCCACGCAGCGAAAATTTTTCGACCTGGTGGATACGACCTCGCACCTAAGTTCAAATTTCTATTTCATACTTTCTTTGATATTAACCCTGCAGTCTATGATAAAAACATAGGCTCCGGGGATAATTTTGGTCTATTAGTTAAGACAGTAAAGTTACCATCATTTAATATCAAAACACATGATCTAAACCAATATAACAGAAAAAGAATAGTGCAGACTAAAATAAACTATGATCCTATTAACATCACTTTTCATGACGATTCATTGAATGTGGTTACAAAAATGTGGGACGCATATTATTCTTACTATTACAAGGATAGTACAAATCTACGAGTCTTTAAAGGAGACACCGGGGCCGATATAGAATCGACACAACCTGGTTCGGGAGCAGCTAGCCAAAACTACAATATTAGAAACATATATGATCCTAGCCTGACCGGCGATAACAATTGGGGTTATATAGGAGAATCTTTTGCGAATTCCGGTCAACAAGTTAAACAACCGTTCTTTAGAAACATTACTGTGTTTGGTTTTAACAGACACAATTTTACTGCATACACACTAATCAATCCTATAATTACTAAGTTTGACCATGACACCTACGCATACGCTGACGGCGCCGGCACAATGGAATTAAAAATGGACATTTCATACGAGACAGTTGTTTACAATGAAGGTGGAATGGACGGCAGATCACCGGATAATATAGTTCAAGGATTTGGATTAGATGCATCATATGATAGAGAACTAAGCCCCATCACACCTGAAGGTGCTCAGTCGGTAGTACCTGGCCCGGGTGCGTATCTAGATCCAGAAGGCGGATTTATTAAATCACTAAAGGATTAATCATGGGAACTATCACAAAGAACAATGCTAATGTAGCATACAATTATCAAAAAGTTCCTGGATTAGTAACATCAAATCAACTGCAATCTCAAGCAGGATTGGCAATCTCATTGCGGGATAATCCTAATCTAAATAGAAATGTAGCCTTCTTATTTCCAACTAATTTGACTACACCTAACTATGGAGCGGGATCACCTACTCTACTTGCTAGAAGTTCAATACAAACATCAGGTGATGTAACTTATGCAGGTAGACAGACAAACCTGTAAATTACATGCCTAGAATTATAGATGACAAAACAACATTAGACAGAACAGTTAGAATCTTTGATGCATTCTATCAAACTGATCTACGAATAAATGCCAGCGAGTACGATATCATCAATAGCTACTTTACCGGTGTATGTGAAACAAAAAACATAGCAGATAATTTCACAACAGTATTGTTTAGGATATCAACACAAACTGGCGTACCTGTCCTTCAGCTACTAGATGAGTTGCAGGGTCAACCAAATTCATTGTCAATGAACAAGCAGATTTGCTATTGGTTAAACAGTCTTAAATCAAAAACATCACTGTACGGGGTAAGTGTAATACCTCAACCAGTAGTACCAGTCGCTAGAAACGTGGTACTATAATGGCAAAGTATGCGCAAGGCATATATACGCCAAAACACCCTGAAAAATATATAGGGAATCATCAACCTAAATACCGTTCAGGTTGGGAACTAACGTTCATGACATTCTGTGACACAAACAAGAATGTATTATATTGGGCTAGTGAAGCACTACGAATCCCTTATAAACATCCCATGACAGGAAAGCCTACTATATACATTCCTGATTTTTTTGTAGTGTATCAAAACAAGCATGGACAGAAGATAGCGGAAGTAGTTGAGATCAAACCCAAAAAGCAAAGCATTATTGAAAGCAAAGTTTCAAATGCTAAAGACAGAATAGTAGTTGCTATTAATCATGCTAAGTGGGCATCAGCTATGGCATATTGTAAGGCGCAAGGATACACATTTAGAGTTATAACTGAAGACGATTTGTTTTACAACGGTAGGAAATAATGAAGACAGTATATCTCAACAAGAGATTCAATGATCCGGCAGTATTGATTAGGTACCCCTTAATATTTAGGTTTAACAATGACCCTGCATCAGAGACTCCGTTATTGATAGAAGACCATTCGATAATAGAAGATCATTCTGTATACATTGCGGAACGATTTTGTTTAAATAGTTTACCTCAATATATAACTGAGAATCAGTTGAATCAATTTGTTAATCTATCCAACGGTCATCTTCTTTTTATAGAAGATTTTACTCTTCCTATAGAAGAAACTGCAAACCATATTATAGATTTGGTTAAAATTTATAAGTTTAGTCCTAATAAATTATGGTTTAGAATCGCATGGAATCATGAAAAAAACGAACTAGAAAAGATACTACATGCTAATGGAATACATGGTGTAAATATTAGAATTCATAATTGCTATCTAGAACAAATATATGCCCAATATATTCAACATAAATCTTTAATTGATAGTATGTCTACCAGTATAGTACAGCATAGATTTAGTATTTTTACTAGAAGATATCATCCTAATAGGCTTTCTTTTTTCTTAAAATTGATTGATTCAGATTTGCTACAACAGTGTGATTATACTTTTACCAACTTTAGTCCTGAAGTTAGAGCATATCCTGATCCCTGGATCACTAAGGACGAACTTAAAAATGATTCATTCGTAAAATTATACCCTAATAAAAAATCTACAATTAATAACTGGATCGATGGATTACCTTATTGTTTAGATACGAATGATTTGAGACAATCTTTTCCTTTAGAAATATACAAAAGATATGCTACGTCCGGACTTAATATAGTACATGAAACTACCGTAGGACATTATAATGATCCTGAAAGACAAGATATAATGATTACTGAAAAAACCTTTAAGGCTATATTATCAAAAAAACCTTTTATGATGCTAGCCCCTTCTGGAAGTTTAGCGTTATTAAAGAAAGAAGGGTTTAAAACATTTGATTCACTTATTGATGAAAGTTATGACACTACTGATGATTTAGACGAAAAGCAAAATCTAGTTATAGGTCAAATGAAAAAACTGAGTACACTCACCGACGCAGAGTACTTTAGAGAAATTGAGAATCTAGATAAGATAACAAAATACAATTTTCGGAGGTTCTTGCACTTAGGTATGCAGTCGTCTGATTATTCAATCTTCTATGATTTGGATCTTATTAAAAGTAGCAGTGTTCCAAAAATACAATAAATACTGATATTATGACAAAAAAACTAGAAGAACTGTTTGAACTTCCTAATGAAGCAGATAAAGATGTTAATCAATCTAATCTTGAAAAAGTAGGTATAGAAATATCTACACAGGAAGCTTTAACTAACTTAGAAAAAATAGAACAAGCCCTACCTCAAGTTAGGGGACTTGAATCTAGTGATATTGAAATGGATGAACTTGCTGACTTGGCTAAAAACAGTTACAAAGACTTGATGGATTTGGGTATGCAAGTTGACAGTAGATTCAGTGCAGAAATTTTTAATAGTGCAGGTACAATGTTAAATCACGCCATTACTGCTAAAACTGCTAAGATGACAAAGAAACTAAAAATGATTGAACTTCAGCTTAAAAAAGCCGCACTAGATCAAAAACAGGCAGTCAAAACTGAAGAAATTGAAGCTACTCCGTTGGGCGAGGGTCAAACACTAGATAGGAATGAATTGTTGAAAATTCTGTCTGGTAAAAAAGATGAACAATGATAAATAATATATACAGGAATATGCAATGAGAAGCCTAAAACAATATATCACCGAAAGCGTCAAGCTTTACGATTATACAATTAAGATCGCCGGCGATGTTGACAAGAATTTCTTAGATTTGTTTTCACACAATCTAAAAGAGAAGTTCGATGCAGTTGACATTAGTAAGCCATCTACTACACCTATACAGAAGGATCCATATGGATTTCCTGACTTGCGAAATCAATCTGTCACTATTATCAAAGCTAACTTTAGATATCCAGCAACAGAGCCAATGATTCAACAAGTTGCTCAACTGTTGGGTTATAATGTCAATATGGTTCGTGCTATACAGACAAACTATAATGACAGTATTAATAGCGAAACACAAGCTTACGAGAATGAAGAAAGCCACAGCCCTCTACTAAATCACACTGAATTAGAAGAAATGCCCGGAGCAAAAGATGCAAATAAGGCATACGGTGACTCATATCTATCTAGCGTCAAAGAGCAAATGAAGGGCAATCAGATTCAAATGCAATATTCTGGTAAAGAAACACCTGATGCATTCGATCCGTTCAAAGCTATTCCACAAGACAAGCAAGGTGCAAGTAGCCCAATGAGTAAAATTACTCGTCCAGCAAAGCCACAAACTGGCGCAAGAAAATAATTCAAAGGAAGAATTGAAATGAATTTAAAAGACATGCTAGCAAAAATGAGCCAGTTGAGCGAGGCTACAGAAAAGACTAA